GGCCGCGGCTGATATGTCCAAGAGTGGCTGGCCGCGGCTGATATGTCCAAGAGTGGCCAACTGCCCGACGCCGCTCGGGGCCGTTCCATCCCCGCAGGGATAAACAAATCGATGCAGACAGGCATCCCCCGAGGGCGCAGAGCAAAGCTACAGGTCCTGAAATGACCCCCATCCAGCAACCCAACCGAGCGTCATCCGACGCCTGGGCCATGCCCCACTCCAAAGGAAAGGCAAGCCAGTGGCCGGCATTCACTCCGGCCCAGCCATCCCCAACCGGCCCGATAAGCCACACCAACCGGATCGAGCGGTACACAAAACTCGCCATCCCCACTAGGCAGGGAAGAGCTACCACTACGGCCCATTATGGTCGGCACCTTCCCTGCCACCTAGCCAGGGAGCTTCGCGTATGAACGCCCTTGTCGACTGGCGCACCTTCTCTCGTAACACTGACTTCGCCTCGGAGCAGGACCAGCGCCTGCGCTCTTTTCAACAAGGCCGCCTCCTCGGTCTCCGAAACAACCGCTACAGCTGGTGGACCCACTGCCGAGAACTTGCCGACTACATCCTCCCCCGCCGTTACAAATGGCTCATCACCCCGAACCAGATGAACCGCGGCTCCCCCATCAACCAACACATCCTCGACTCCACCGGCACCCTTGCCGCCCGTAACCTCGCCGCAGGCATGTTCTCCGGAACCTGCTCCCCCACACGCAAATGGGTAGGCCTCCATGCCGGTCACCTAGACTCCACCCAAACCTCCCCAGTTAGCTTGTGGCTCGCCGAATGCGAGCGTCTCATGTACCTCATCTTCGCAGAATCCAACTTCTACACCGCGATGGCGATCTTCATGTTCGACCTCGTGGTCTTCGGCACCGCGGTCCTCCTGATCTACGAAGACTTCGACAACGTCATCAACTGCATCAACCCCTGCTTTGGCGAATACTACGTCGACATCGACGGCAAGTACCGTCCCGTCATCTTCTATCGTGAATTCACCTACACCATCTCCCAAACCGTCGACGAATTCGGCTGGGAAAACTGCTCCTCGATGATCCAACAATTCTACGATCGCCGGGACGGAGCCGGCCTTACCCGAGAGGTCATCATAGCCCATGCCATTGAACCCAACACCGACCCGGAAAAATACGGCATCCCCAAGCACTTCAAGTACCGCGAAACGTATTGGGAATGGGGTGGTGCAACTAATCCGCAGAGTGGAACCTCATCCCGTGGCTTCCTCCGAAAGCGTGGCTTCAATGAGCGTGCAGCTATTATTGGACGATGGGACTTGGTCGGAAACGATCCTTATGGACGTTCGGTCGGGATGGACGCTCTCCCAGACATCAAACAACTCCAGCAGGAAACTCGCCGCAAGGCTCAAGGCATAGACAAAGGCATCAACCCCCCTCTCGTTGCAGACGTCCAATTGAAGAACCAACCTGCTTCCCTCCTTCCTGGGGGTATTACATTTTTACAAGGAATGATGTCCACCGGTAACGATGGCATGAAGCCAGCCTACGGCAACTGGAAACCCGACATTGCCTCCATCACCGCCGATCTCGAAGAGGTCCGCAAGCGCATCCGCGACACATTCTTCAACAACCTCTTCAACGTTGCCTCCCAATTCGAAACCCGCTCCAACATCACCGCCGTCGAGTGGGACATGCGTAAGGCTGAGTCATTAATAATGTTGGGCCCGGTCTTCCAGCGCCTCTATAACGAAGTCTTCACCCCCATCATTGACCGTGTCTGGGGCATCATGGTCCGCGCCAACATCCTTCCCCCTCCCCCACCAGAAGTGGCCGGGAAGAACATCGATGTTAAATTCTCTTCCCTCTTGGAGATCTCCCAAAATGCAGCCCAGGCCGGATCCATCGAACGCATGTTCCAAATCACCGGCCAACTCGCTGGGATCGACCCCGCGGCTGTCGATAACCTCGACATCGATATGGCCCTCGACATTTACAGCAGCCTGCTCAACAACAGCCCGCGCATCATCCGCTCTCCCGCCCAACTCACCCAAATCCGTCAGGCCCGTCAGCAGCAACAACAGGCCCAACAGCAAGCTGCACAAATGGAAGCCCTAACCAAAGCCGGCGCCAACGCCTCTCAAATCGACGTAGGTGGCGGCCAGAACCTAGTCCAACGAATGGTCGCTGGGGGATGACCTACGATGCCTCCAATCGCAAAGATGTCCGTAAAGCAGAAAAGGCCGCGAAGCATGCCGAACACGCCAGAATCGAATACACCCGCCGAATTATGTCCGAAGCCTTGGGTCGTACTTGGATCCATAGTCTACTGGCCCGGTGCAACGTGTTCCATACCCCTTTTGTGCGGGGTGCAATGGACATTACCGCATTCAACTGTGGCTCACAGAATGTGGGTCTACAACTCTTCGCCGACGTAATCGTTAATTGCCCTACCGAATACATCCTAATGATGCAAGAAGCCAGCCACAAGGAACTCTCCAATGACCGATACGACAGTGACAACCGATCCCCCACAGGGCAACCAGCCGGAAGCCAGAATGGTGGACGGGACCCTGAAGGACCAGAACCCTCCACCGGAGACTACGACCCCTACGCTAGAGAAGAAACCTGAAGGCCAATCCTTTCTCACCAAGGTCCCTGAGGCTCCGAAGGAAGAGCCTAAGGAAGAGCCGAAACCAGAAGACAAAAAGCCTGATGCCGAAGGTGGAGCCCCAGAGAAATATGCCGATTTCAAAGTCCCCGACGGCTTCAAATTCGACGAAAAGGCCCTTACCGAAGCCACCACCGCCTTTAAAGAACTCGGCCTGTCTCAGGAAAAGGCTCAAAAACTAATCGATACCTACGCCAAAAACACCCAACAGGCCATCGAAGCCCCATACAAACAATGGGCCGATCTGCAAAAAGAATGGCTCGGAGACATCCACGACCGCTTCGGCTCCAAGGCCGAAACCGTCCGCACTGACATCTCCAAGGCCATCGACTCGGCCCTCCCCCCTTCGCTCGCGAGGGCCTTCCGTGGCGCCCTCGACCTAACCGGCGCCGGTACCAACCCCGACGTTGTCGAGGCCCTCTCCATCATGTTCAAACCCTTCGTGGAAGGCCCCAGCATCCGTCCCGGTGGGATCTCCCCTGAAGCCAACAAAGCCCCTAATGCACCAGCCGCTCCCTCCATCGCCGAAGCCCTTTATCCGCACCTCGTGCCGAACCGCGGATCTTGAAATCCTCCGTCCCACCGCATGGCGGTAGAACGGCAACGCCCAGAGGAATAGAGGATGAAGAATGAATCTTAACCCTCACTAAGGATCCTCCCCTATGGCAATCGTAGGCACCACCGCACTCACTTACGCGGACTGGGCGAAGCGTATGGATGACGGTTACAAAGTAGCCGCTATCATCGAACTTCTGTCCCAAACAAACGAACTCCTCGATGACATGATGGTCGTCGAGGGCAACCTTCCAACCGGGCACAAGACCACAGTCCGTACCGCCCTCCCGCAAGCCACTTGGCGCCTGCTCAACACCGGCGTTCCCAACGCCAAGTCAACCACAGCCCAACTCGTTGAGGCCTGCGGTAACCTCGAAACCTACTCTGTCATCGACAAGGACATCGCCGATCTGAACGGCAACACCCCCGAGTTCCGACTCTCCGAATCCCGCGCCTTCCTGGAAGGAATGTCCCAACAAGTTGCCTCCACCATGGTCTACGGCAACCAATTCGCCAATCCGGAACGCTTCACCGGCTTTGCCCCACGCTACTCCACCAAAACTGTCGCGAATTCCCAAACCGCCAACAACGTCCTTGACGGCGGCGGCACCGCATCCACCAATACCTCAGTGTGGGTGATGACCTGGGGTACCGACACCAACCACGCGATCTTCCCTAAGGGCAAGCTCGCTGGCCTCCAACAACGCGATATGGGCGAATGGCCCGTAGCCGACTCCCTCGGCAACACCTACCAAGCCTATCGGGAGCACTTCAAGTGGGAAATCGGCTTCGCTCAGCGTGACTGGCGCTACATGGCGCGGATCGCCAACATCGACGTCACCCAACTAACAGGCGTCTCCGCGGCGAACTTGATCAACCTCTTGGTCCGCGCTCTCTACCGTCTCCCGACCGCACCGGTCTCTGCCACCACGATCCAAACCTCTGACACCCCCGCAGTCCGCGCCGACATGGGCCGTACCGTCATCTACTGCAATCGCATCATCCGCACCTACCTCGACCTCCAAGCGATGAACAAAACCAACGTCCTCCTTCGCATCGAGGAGTTCAACGGCAAACCCATCACCACCTTCCGTGGCATCCCCATCCGCACGGTGGACGCGGTCCTCAGCAACGAAGCCCAAGTTACTTGAAAGGAACACAAAATGATTCTCGACGGATTCCTCCAATTCTCCTCGGCCCAGTCCATCACTCAGCCAGTCGGAACCTATCCCAGCACCAACGCCATTGATTTTGGGACCTCCTCTGGTATCCCAACTTCAGCCTCTGGTGGTGGTGCCCGAGACATCGGCATCGGCGACGACCCAGCGATGAAACTGCTGGTTCAAATCTCCACCACTGTCACCTCTGGTGGCGCAGCCACTATGTCTGTAGCCCTTCAGGGTGCCCCGGATAACGGCTCTGGTCTTGAAGGCACCTACGTCACTTGGTGGACCTCTCCCGTCTACGCCCTAGCTACGCTGGTAGCTGGAGCCCGACTCTATGACATGGACATGCCTCGTCCACCCGCAGGTGTTGTTGTCCCTCGGTTCATCCGCCTATCCTACGTCATCGCAGGTGCCACAACCACTGCAGGTGCCGTCTCCTCCTTCCTTGTCCTCGATCGGCACGACGTGATGTACAATAGCACCAACAACGCAATCCTCGGCGGTTACCCCGCTGGGATCAACATCGCGAACTGAGGGACCCTACGATGAAAAACATCCTCCATCGTTGGGGCACCTCTCTCGCCCTCCTCCTCCTCCTGTGCAGCGTCGGTGCTGCACAGGTCATCACCGGCTCAGTACAACTCTCGCAAGACTTGCGTGGGTCTCTTGTCGCAGACGCAGCAGGCAACTACTATTTCCAAAACAATCGCCATTTGCTGTCACAGCTCAACTCGGCTGCCCTTCCAACCGTCTCAGGTGCTGCCTGCGTTGTCACCGCCAACTCCACAGACTTCAACGGTCAAGTAACTGCCTGTACCGCAGCTGCGGCTATCACCTTCAGTCAACCCTACGTCACTGCACCACGTTGTGTTGCATCCACTTCCAA